GACGCCACTTTGGGAACCTACGCCGCTGGTTCGGATATTTCCTACCAGCTTCTCCAGCGCTCCAGCCCCTCGTACCTTGACGCACATAATCGGATTATGGCCGCGTCATACTCCACCGTTACGGATCGTAAATTTACTAACGATCTTTGGACAGGATCAAACAATACAAACATTTACGACCTGTCAGCAGACACAACTGGCGCAGTATTCCGCGAGCGCGTTTTTACAGCTTCTATGGAGGTCGAAGACGCAACCGGAGCACCTGCCACGGTCGTGCTTGTGTCTAGTGCATTGTTTAGCAAAATCGGAGGGTTTACTACCTTCTTCCCAGCCCCCTACAGTGTGCAAAACGTGTCCGGTGTTGCAACCGCAAGCACCCTAGACGTCAACGTGTCAGGCCTCCGGGTCGTGCGTGCCAAGTGGCTTGACACAGACGCCGACCGTCACGCAATCGTGCTCAACGGTGAAGCTGCACGCTGGGTCGAAGACGGGCCACGTCTGGCAACAGCCGAAAACGTGTCCAAACTCGGTCGGGACGTTGCGATTTACGGCTACGGCGCTACAGCGGTGTACTTGCCAGCCGGTGTTGTCCGTCTTGCAGAAAACTAAACCAACCCACTACTAGATAGGTAACCGGTCAAGTCATGGCACTACTTACAGGCCAGGAATTAGCGGACGCATTACAGATCGAATATGACGGAGATATTGAGCCGGTATTGGATCAAGTAGCCGAAGCTGCTTCCGACTTGATCGGTTACCTAATCACCACAGCCGCAGTCACAGCCGAACCGCCACTATGCAAAGAAGCTGCACTATCTGTCGGTAGTGAAATCTTTCAAGCTAGGACAGCGGCTGGAGGTGAAGCCGTAGCAATCGACTTCACCCCAGGGCCCCGCATGTCGGTATGGATAACCCGCCGAGTAATGGCACTACTAGGCCCATACTTGAAAGTCGGGGGTATGGTCGGGTGACTGCACTCAGTACGGAGGCTAGAGAACTACTCATAACCGCGTTCACTTCCAGCGGCTATCGGGTATACGACACAGTACCGAACATTCCTACCCCTCCCGCTATCGTGGTCGTACCCGACTCTCCCTGGCTAGTGCCAGGGCGGATCGGATCTAACCTGAACTATGAAGCCCGGTGGCGTATCCTGATCGTTATTAAAAAACGGCAAAACGCCGCCGAGACTCTGGACACAGAGAACGCAGTAGACACAGTGCTAGGCCTGATCCCTACCGAGTTTCTTGTAACGGCAGTAAATAGCCCGCAACTAAACGACATAGGGGCACAGGGCACAGTAATAACCACAGAGATAAACGTCTCTATACAAATGAAGGAGAGTTAGCCATGCCAGCAGTATCCGTTGCAGGAGCAGCGTTCACCGTAGATATCGCCTCTATAGGTTATGAGGATCAAGTAACCTCGGGCACAGTCACGACCACGCCAACTATTGTTCGGACTAAGACGCTATCTAGTGTCGCGTTCGACCAGACAGATCTCAATAGCACGATCGCCCTAGAGTTCTTGTATGACGAAAACACGGGGCTATATGACGCGCTACAGGTCGCAATTGCAGGCGCTCAAACCGTAGCCGTAGACGTCCGTTCCGCCGCCGGTCATTGGGCCGGTAACGGCATGTCGATTGAATCGGCAGAGATGACCCTAGCAGCTGACGGTATCGCGACCTGCTCAGTCACATTCACGGGCACAGTCGCGTTCTCGTAAACCCATACAACACTCGGGAGAGGTAAGCCATGTACAACAGGATCACCGTAGTAGTCGATAACGGAGAAGCCCAGATCTTTGACGTTAACCAAAACGACCGCGTATATATGTCCCAAATAGTTAGCAATGACAGCAAAGCCGATAACGTATTCGCGCTAATGTCGATACTTGCCTACGCGAAAATTGAAGGCCGCAAAGCAGTAACCTATGGAGCGATCGAGAAATGGGTAGACGAACATAACGTGTTCGTCGAGGCGGAAGTCCCAAAAGCTACCCGGACGGCGGATACTTCCGGCATATCGTCCGAATAGCCTTAAGAATAAGCCGACCATTTAACGAAGTTTTACAGTACGACCCGCAACTATTAGCAACAATTGAGGAGGAATTAGCAAATGGCTAAAATATATGACTCCGGGATTGTTGGCTTAAACGAGCTTCTACGAGACTTGCGAGGCTTAGGAAAAGAAGCCCAAAAAGAACTAAGGCAATCTTCTAAAACTATAGCCGAGCAGCACATGGTGCCAGCGTGGAAAAATGCTGCACTCCAATATGCAGGGCCCTGGGGAGAAGATATAGCCGATAGTGTACGGGCAGGCGCTGACAGAGTACCCAAAATTATGATCGGTAATCAGAAAAAAACAATGAAAGGCGGAGCTACTCCCAACATGGTTCGCAGCCCTTCCAATTCGGGACGGCGCGGCAAATCGTTCGCCCCATTTGAGCGCACAAACTGGATTAGCAAAACCCGGTCATATCAACCAGCAGCGTTAGAAGAATGGGCAAAAGCAGTAGACCGCCTAATAGTTAAATGGCAGGTAATGTAATGGCAATAATTGGCGGCAAAACTTTAACAATTTTTATAGCGGCGGATCTCAAAAAGTTTAATCAAGGCATGACGCAAGCTCAAACAGGGCTAAAAGGTTTTGCCTCCACTATGTCTAATATGCTTGGCCCTGCTGCTATCGGTGCAGGTATAGCGATCGCTGGACTAGCAACAAAAATGGCCGTAGACGGAGTTCAGTCGGCATTAGCTGACGAGGAAGCCATGCGCAAACTTGCGCTAACTATGGAAAACGTAGGGCTAGCGCATGATACGCAGCGGGTCGAGGATTATATTTCTGTTCTGGAGCGATCTACTGGGGTCGCTGATGACGATTTACGCCCAGCCTATGATCGGTTAGTCCGTTCGATCGGTGACACGGCTAAAGCTGAACAAATGCTTAGCCTTGCTATGGACATATCGGCAGGGTCAGGTAAAAGCCTTGACGCCGTTGTCCAAGCATTAGGCCGGGCTTATGACGGCAACACGGCAGGGCTAAGCCGTCTGGGTGCAGGTATAGACGCTTCCATACTTCGATCCGGCAATATGCAAGCAATTACCGAAAGTCTGTCAAATACTTTTAGGGGACAGGCCGCCGAATCAGCCGACACCCTAAGCGGCAGAATGAAGGTACTTAACCAAGCCGTAGACAACTTGGGCGAAGCGTTCGGTAAAGGCCTGCTTACCGGTGTTAAATCGGCAACTAACGGTACTCAAGACATGGTGAAAGCCATGCAAGAATTAGAAGACGAAGCCGAAAATGTTGGACAAGCCACAGCCGTAGTCGGAGCCTCAGCACTCAAAGCTGGAGGATTTTTCGTTGACGCATACGGAGATGTTCTAGGGTTTATTAAAGGCCTACAAGGTGCTAGTAATGGAGCAGTCCGTACAGGCTCATTTCTGAACCCCCTAGGTATTGTTGCGGCCTTACTCGGTGACCAGTTTAATGACGCCGCCGAAGGAGCCGAAGCGTCAGCCGAAGCAATCGGATACACAGCGGTAGAAGCTCGTAAAGCCGTCCCGCAATGGAACGCCCTAACCGGGGCCGTACGCATGACTACACAGCAATATATCGACTATTTAAATGCTAATCAGGTTGGCAATGGCATACTTAAAGACGCTAATAAAGACTACCAAGACCTGGCGGCCCGGCAGAAGCAAGTAAATACATTTACGTACGAGTACACAGGCGTCCAGACCGAAGCGACCCAAGCAACTAGCGGAACCGCTAGCGCAGTCGAAAAACTTACAAAACGGGAAAAAGAACTAGCAGATTTACACGAAACTAAAAGCGCAAACCTAGCCGATAATCGCACCAAATTAGCGTTTTACACAGCCGAACTACAGAAGGCCACAGACGCTATTGATAGTTTTACTAGCAGTATGCAAGCCAATCTATTAGCCGGAATAGATTTAGGCTCAGTCTATAAAGGCCAATTCAATGATGAAGGCGAAAAAACAGGCGAAAGCCTCCTTGAAGGATTTAACAAACAAATAGCCCAAGCCACATGGTTCGGTAATGTCCTAAACGCCATTAAAGCCCAGGGCGCTGACAGTCGACTAATCGAGCAAATAGCAGGACTTGGCCCAGAAGTTGGAGGCGCATTAGGTCAGCAAATGTTAGATGAAGGCCTCGTGCCGACCTTAAACGATAAGTTTTTAGCAGTTCAGGAAACCACTAGAACGTTAGCCATGGGTTTAGTTCCCGAGTTTTTGATCGCTGGGCAGGAATCGGCGTTAACTATGGTCGACTCGATTAGTGAGCAAATGGCTAAAGAAGTAAACCGGCTAGCCAAAATCGGTAAAAAAATAGCGAAACCGTTAGGGCAATCATTTAAGGCCGAACTAATGTCAGACGTAGCGGAAGCCTTGCGAGCAGTCGAAGCGGCAGGGGCGGCAGGAAGGGCCGAAGCCGTAGCCCAGGCAGAACGCCGACAAGTTAACCTTACGAACGCCGCCGTAGCCCAGGCATTACAGAATCTTGTTAGATCCGCTGACGCTCGTAACGGGGCCCCAGTAAGTCCGGTGAACAGGTGATTACCCTTATAAGCCTGAACGGTACCCCGCTAGACCTATCTACGGTTGAGTATGAAGTACAGATCCAACACGGAAGAAGTGACGTCACGGCGGCCCCCCAGCCCTCAAATAGTCAAATAATTATTAGGGGCCCGGTCGGTGTCCAAGTAGAGATCTCGGACACGGTAGAAATCAAAGCCTACGGCTTCCACAGGTTCACAGGGCAAGTGACAGATATAACGCTGACCCATTTATCTAGTGTGCCACCTGTAGCCGTGTCCACCATAACGTCTATAGGTGAGTTATCGCGGGTCGGATTTACCGAAGTCGGAGCGTCCGGGTGGAGTGAGGAAACCGTATCTACTCGGGTAGATGATGTCCTAACTACCGTAGGCTTACCCTATCTAAATGGGGCCGACACAGTAACCGTCCTACACCAAATATCGAGCGGCAATGCTGAACCTACGGACGCCCTAAGCTACCTCGCGTATTTAGCCGAAACTACGGGCGCTACCTATTATGATGACCCTTTTGGGCGGATAGTGTTCGAGTCTTACGGCATGCGCGGAGCAACGTCATTTGGTGGCGCTTGGGCTAACGTGGTAGGAACCTATGCCGATAACACGGTCACTTGGGGCAGTTTCCCTGTCAATCAAATACCCACAAATATTCCGGGAACCGACATTATATTTACCCCTAACTGGACTAGGACTAGGCAAACAGTCCTAAACTCCGTAACCGTCCTAGGCCATAACGATAGCCATGAAACTACCCAAACAGACGCCGGATCGATCGCCACCTATGGGCTACGAGAATACCGACTAAACACAGACATTAAAAGCGCTGGGGACGTCAGCGACCGGGCCGAAGCAATTATAACCGCCCAAGCAATACCCTTCTGGAACCTGGGCAGTATCTCCATACTTGTCCACAATCTTGGGACAGTCGACCGCGACCTAGTTCTAGAGCTTGTAAGTGGTATGGGGGTAACGCTGGAAAACTTGCCACAACCGGCCCCAGAAACCTACTATTTTGGAATAGTAGAAGGCTGGGGAGAGGTATACACCCCCGAGCAGCATATCCTCACTCTGTCGCTATCTGACCCGAGATATTCCCTAGCCACAATACCGTGGGATGACGTAGATGGGGCGCTAGAATGGGGAGATGTCCCGGCAGCGCTTAAATGGTTCGAAACAATAACTAGCCGAGATCTTGCGGCATAAGGAGACAGCATGGCACTTACACCAGA